ACGGGCAATAGCACCCGCAGAATTAAGGACGGGCAGGTTAGTGGGGAAGGTAACTACATCCTCTAATATAAAACTTTCTATATAGGCTAGGGGGGGGTAGTTTATAGGATATACACAGGGTGGGGATAAATTCTTAATTGGTTATATATAATTAGTAATTAAATTTGTTAAGTTTAAACATTTAAAGTATATTATATTATGAGCATCACTCCACACACTCCCTCTCATTATAGGGAAACAACCAACAAGTATGGCCAAATAGTTAAAGTGCCAGTTATAGATGTTAGAGATGGTATAGCCCAAAGAATGCTGGCTTATCAAATGATTAAAGAATCTAACAGAAGTAAGTATATAAACTATAACGAATATCATAAATCACGTAAATTTAAAAACCATGATAACAGTACACAAATGTAAGGTGGAATGTCACGTAGTGAATCCGTCTGATTTAGAAGCAATGGGAATTCCTCCCTCTGCAGAAAGTAAATGGCTTCCTTTTATTTTTGATATGGCTATGGTGAAAGCAGCTAAGCTTAGTTCAGATGAAGAAGATCAGTCTTCTTACAACTGCACCACTGTATTTACAAATGATGGAGATACGTTTATTATAGACACTCCTTATGAAGAGTTTTTTCAAAAGTTTATAGAATATAGTGAGTTTGATTTATTCCCTCCTTTTAAAGATGAGGACAACAATGATGATGATTTAAGTTTGTAATTTAAAACCAATAAATATGTCAGAAGAAACAAAACAACCCACCAAAGAAGAAGTGGTTGCATTTTTACAAGAGCAAATTGATGTAAAGAAAGTGCAACTAGAATTACAAGAGATTAATGCTAAGCTTGCTGTACACAGAGCAGAAGAACTTAAAGCTCTTCAGTTTATTGCTCAGCTTACAAATCCTCAGCCTCCTGTTGATGCTATAAAGCACACCCTTACACAGGAAGACATTGATGGAGATGAAGAACTTCAGGAAGCTGGCTTTAAAGCTGGGGATGAAGTGATGATTCCTAAAGAAGTGGCTGAAGAAGTTAAAAAACGTTCTTTAAAGAAATAAGTGTATGCCGTCCCCACTCTATAAGCTTAGAGACTATAAAGAAACAGATAGGTTTGAATTAGAGCATCCCGTTCCCCTTAGATGGAAGCCAAGCTATAAGCAATATGTGCTTACAGAAAGTGAAGCTAACACTCAGGGAATTTGGTTAAAAGAAAAGAATGAACTTGTAGCTGAAATCATTTTTTCATGGCAGAGTAAGAATGTCTTACACATAGATAGTATTACTGTGCTTCCAAAACATAGAGGAAATGGATTTGGGTATGATTTAATAAAACTACTTATAGAGTGGGCACTCACTTCTGAATATTATATTATTACAGGGGAAGCAAGACAAGGAGCATCATGGCATTTATTTAAAAACTTTGGTGCAGAAGAAATACTAACTCATGAAGATTGGCACGGAACTAAAGAAAATTATGTCAGTTTTAAAATGCATTTATAATGGCCGTAGTAAACCAAATAGATAAGAAAGCAAAGATGAGTAAGTGGGATATTGTAAAATATCAAATACTTACACATTGCTACATTAATAAAATATCCGTAAGTGAAGCAGATTTAAACTGCCTCACTTATTTAGCTTTAGAGGGTGATCAAGAACTCACTAGCTTTTGTAATAAGGCCCACTTAAAAGAAATATTTTCATCTATACAAAGTGTGCGTAACTGCCTCACTAAGGCAGAGAAAAAAAATCTAATTAGAAAAGAAGGAAAGAATAAGAAAAAAATCTATCTGAATCCGGATATGAAAGTGCATTCTAAAGGTACTATTCTTCTTGACTTTAAATTTTTGTCTATTGAAACCAAAGAAGGCTAAAGAATTTATTCCAGAAATAAGTGATCAACTTAATCTTCCAAAGGATTTAATAGGAGATGTAATTGATTATTATTGGAGAGAGGTGAGAAAGAGTTTATCTAATTTATCTCACTCACGAATTCATCTCACCAATCTTGGTGATTTTGTAATAAAACATTGGAAGCTAGAAGATAAATTAGAAACATTACAGAAGTGGGAGGAGAATAAAAAAGCCAAAGGACTTCAAGAAATAACAGTGAGATTTAAAGTGGCTGAGAATTTATATAATTTAAGAAACTTAAAGAAAATAATAGAAGAAGAAAATCAAAGAAAAGAATTTATCAAATTACATAAAACAAAATCAAATGAATCTAGGAGCTAACATTTTTAAAATCTGGAAACATAAAGGACAGATTTTAGAAGGAATAACAAATAGTATATTTAAGAAAGAGGATGTAGAAGCTGTATCTGAATATAGAATGTTTGTTTGTAAGAATTGTGAATTATATGATGAAACAGGAGATGGGTGTATGGTGCCTGGTACTAATCCTTGTTGTAATGAAAAACTTGGAGGATGTGGATGTAGTCTATCACTAAAGACTAGAGCTCTTAGTTCAGATTGTCCTCTTAAGAAATGGAAAGCAGAACTTACAGAGGAAGAAGAAGATTTATTAAACCAAAAATTAGGACTATGAGTGCAATAAGATTTACAGCTGATAATCATAAATATATTAGTATTAACAACGAAGAAAAAATAGATTGGCTTAGTGTTACAAGTTTTATTGGTAACTTTAAACAACCATTTGATGCTGATACTATAGCTAAGAAGTCTGCTAAAAATAAAAAGAGTAAGTGGTATGGAATGAGTGAAGAAGAAATCAAAGCAGCATGGAAAGCTGAAGCTAACAGAGCTACAACATTAGGAACATGGTATCATAATCAACGTGAGTCTGATATTTGTGGACTGTCTAATATGGAAAGACACGGTTATACAGTGCCAGTTTTTAAGCCCATAGAAAAAGATGGTGTAAAATATTCACCAGAACAGAAGCTTAAAGATGGTGTCTACCCAGAACACATGGTGTATTTAAAATCTGCTGGCATATGTGGCCAGTCTGATTTGGTAGAAGTTGTAAATGGCGTTGTACATATTACTGATTATAAAACAAATAAAGAAATTAAAGTTGAAGGATATACAAACTGGGAGGGTATTACACAAAAAATGTCAGTACCAGTTGCTCATTTGGATGATTGCAATCTTAATCATTATGCTCTTCAGCTTAGTATGTATATGTTTATTATTCTTAAACACAATCCTAAACTTACTGCTGGCACCCTTACTATACATCACATACTTTTTGAAGAAGCCGGTAGGGATAAGTTTGACAATCCTATATCTGCTCTTGATAGTAATGGTGATCCTATTGTTTATGATGTAGTGCAATATGATCTACCCTATTTAAAGCAGGAAGCAATAGCTCTTATACAATGGTTAGAAGGAAATAGATCATCTATTAAAACTAAACACTAATGGAAAAGCAAAAGAAAGTATTTAAAAATGAAATAAAGTATTTGGTTCAATTAAATGATGAGCAAAAAGAAGCTAAGAGATTAATAAGAGAAAATCAAATAGTGGTAATAACAGGTAGGGCAGGATGTGGTAAGTCTTTAGTATCAGCTCAAACAGCTCTTGATTTTTTATTTAAAAAAGAATATGAGTCTATCCATGTTACACGTGCAGCTGTGGAAGTTGGTCATTCTCTTGGGTTTTTGCCTGGTGGCCTATCTGAAAAGTTTGACCCATATCTGGAAGCCTTTCAGGAAAACCTACTTAAATGCTATGACAAAGTTAAGATTGAAGAACTTATTAGTGCAGAAAAAGTTAAAGCACTTCCTGTACAGTTTATACGTGGTAAAACCGTTGATGATATACTTATTGTGGAGGAAGCTCAAAACCTTACTAAGGCTGAAATGTTAGCTATTCTTACTAGGCTTGGTAAGAATGGTAAGATTATTATAAATGGAGATAATGAACAAAAGGATATTAAAGATCCATTTAATGGACTTAGTTATGTAATAGAACTTAGTAAAAAGCTTCCAGAAATTAAATGGGTTAAATTAAAACATAATCACAGATCTGATTTAGTAGGTAAAATTTTAGACTATGAATACTCAGGAAAATAATATACTTTTATTATCAGAAATACTTGACCAGTATGAAGCTGGTACACTTGATATGACAGAGATGGCTCGTAAATGTTATCTATCTGAAAGAGAAAAACACTTTAACAAATCAGTGTGGATACACAATGATGAACTTAAGAATCAAGTGTTATTAAGAAAAATAGGAAAAAGTGGAGGAAGAGATTTATTAAGACAGACAAAAGAAAAACTATAATGTTAGAATTTAAAAATCCTATTCCTGTTGTCGTAGAAAATGATAAAGAAGGGTATGCTATTTATGTAACTAATGGTGGTACGTTTGAAAATGATATCTGGTGTATAGTTTTATGTGAAGGAGGAACTGTTCGTCATTACAGAACAGATCAAATTAAAATACATAATAATGCTACATTAGATTTATTTAAATGAATGAAGAATTAAAAATAGGAGATAGGCTTGTTATTATTTCTAATAGAATAGGAAACAAACTTTTAACAAACGTAGAAAAAGGAGAAATAATTACTATTACAGGTTTCTCTGAGAATGGTAAAATTTTATATCACAACAACTCACTTGCTCTCCCAATGAACAGTGACATATATTTAAAAATAGAAAATGGTTAGACTTTTTGATGTGCAGAATGGTAAGGTGATTCCAAGTGAACATTGTTACACTCTTAAATCTCTTAAGGATGTAATGGATAATCACCCAATCGAATATTTACGTATATTTACGTATCTATTTTATATGACATGTCCCAATCCAGATATGAATCCTTTTTTTGATGTACCAGAAACTGAGAAAGAAGAAATGATATTAAAAGAAGTGGATGCTGATTTTAGTACAGATGATGAGTATGTTTATGCTGCATTACAGATGTGTAAAAAGATGTATGAAACTCCTACATCTAGAGCTTATTTTGGTATTAAGATTGCATTAGATAATATGGCCACATTTATGGCCACAGAAAAACCTACATCTGGTAGAGATGGATCAGCTACCGCCCTCCTCAGGATAGCTGAACGTTTTGATCAGGTGAGACAATCCTTTAAAGGAGTGTATAGAGATTTATTGGAAGAACAACAATCACAAGTAAGAGGAGGACAAAACTTAGCATATGATAGTTAAAAAATTATTATTCTTATTACTGTTTCCTATTGTGGCTAGTTCACAATGTATTACAGTGAATTCTGCATTCTTCACCAATCCATCTAATGATGGTATACATTGGAGCTTGAATGTTAATTGGACAGCTCAGGGTGTTAATCATTTGAAGATATATGTTAAAGAAGGTACTGATACAGTGCTTAATACATGTTTCCAAATGAATAATCCTGTACAAACTACAGGAACAAGTACATATGATAATATAGTGGCTCCTGGTGGTCTTCCTAGTTTATCAGCCAGATTTTCTAGATGGACAGAAGGATGTGGATCAGGTGTAAAATGTGATGAAGATCAGGTGATCAATCCAGGTGGTGTATTAGATATTATATTTGACAATATATATGCTAAGTATGTTAATTCTTCTACAACAGAAGTGAGGTTTAGAATATTGTCTGCTTCTAAAAGTAAAGTTATGTTTCTTAATTTACGTATGAAAAATGGAGCAGTTAAAAAGTGTAAAATAGAATTCTCAAATTATGTAAAGTCAGGAGATTATTATAAGGTGATTCTTAATCATCAAACTGGAAACTATACAATTACAAAACTATGAAAAAGATATTAATTTTATTATTAGCAGTTGGGTTGCTTATTACACTAGCAACATGTGAAAAAAATTCACAGGATGTTGTTTCTCAAGAAGAGCAGCCTATAACAGTGGGTTTAGAAATTGATGGTAAACAATCTCATGAAGTGAGAATAAAATAAACAATATGAAAAAACAACAAACTTATCAAGACTTAGAAAAAGTTTATGACAATTCTTTGTCTTATCTAGAAGACTGGGTGTTTCATTTTAACTCATTTACAAATCAGTGGGCAGCTATCCCTAGAGATAATTACACTGAATATTGGAGTGATTATAAGCATTCAAGTGTTCTTAGAAGTAAACATTTAAATACACTTCTTGATCTTTTGCATAAAACTAAAGGTGATGTAGAAATGATAAACCAACTAACACGTGGTGAAATCAAATAACTTTATAGAAGTTCCTACATATGAGAATGGTGTATGGAGTGTCACAGAGTTTTCTACAAGAGAAGACTTTAGAGATTTTCTATTGTCTTTATTTAAAGAACCTGGTGAATATAAGTTTGATGAAACAACATTAATCTTTAATGCTGAAGCTCGTAAGTTTCAGAAACAAGGATATTATTGTCATGCCCCTCATAAAAGTAAAGACTTTATAGCTTATTGGGATGATCAAAAGAATAAATGTAGGAATGGTATTATTGTCCGTAGTGGAGACAATAATTGGTATATTAGCCGTGACTATTATATGTGGCTTAACTTTCTTCCTATTTACGACAAAGAAGAAAAACGTTTTGACTTTGCTAAGGTTAGGGATGCCCAATATCACATGGCTCTATATGAGCATATAGCTGAGCTTCATTATAGACATGCTATTATTCTTAAGAAACGTCAGATAGCTAGTTCCTATTTTCATATGGCCAAACTTATAAACCAGTATTGGTTTGAAGCAGGCTCTATTAATAAAATTGGTGCTAGTCTAAAGGACTACATAAATGAGAAAGGATCATGGAAGTTTCTTGACGAATATAGTAACTTTCTAAATGAACACACTGCATGGTATAGACCTGCTGCTCCTGATAAAGTGTTTGCTTGGCAACAACAGATAGAGGTGAGAATTAACGGCAGAAAGACTAGCAAAGGACTAAAATCTGTAATGTTGGGTTATTCTTTTGAAAAAGATCCTACAAATGGTGTCGGTGGTCCCGTGACATACTTCTTTCATGAAGAGGCTGGTATTGCCCCTAAGATGGATTCTACATATGGGTATATTAAACCAGCTCTTAAGTCTGGTCATATTATTACTGGCCAGTTTATAGCAGCTGGATCAGTGGGTGATCTTGATCAGTGTGAGCCTTTAAAAGAATATATTCTCCGGCCAGAAGAAAATGGATTCTATGGGGTTGAGTCAAACCTTATAGATAAGGATGGTACATTAGGGATCACTGGTCTATTTATACCAGAGCAGTGGTCTATGCCTCCTTATATAGATGGGTATGGTAACTCTAAAGTGCAAGAAGCTCTTGAAGCTTTAGATGCAGAGTTTGAGAAGGCTAAGAAAAATATGGAGCCAGCTGCATACCAGCTTACCATATCTCAGCATCCACGTACTATAGAAGAAGCATTTGCTTCTAGAAAAGATAGTGTATTTCCTTTACATCTTGTTTCTAAACAAGCACAAAGAATAGCTGACAAGCAATACCCTGTAGAATATTTAGAACTATCTAGAAATGCTGAGGGTAAAATAGTTGACAAGCCTTCTAGAAAAACTCCTATCATGGAGTTTCCTATTTCTAAGAAAACAGAAGATAAGGAAGGAGTGATATGTATTTATGAACGGCCATGTAAAGATCCTACATTTGGAATGTATTATGCCTCAGTGGATCCCGTGGGTGAGGGTAAGACTACTACATCAGATTCTCTTTGTTCAATTTTTATATACAAAAGTCCTGTAGAAGTTATACATGATGAGGGTGATGGGAAAGTGAAGAACCGTATAGAAAGGGATGGTATTGTAGCTTCTTGGTGTGGTAGGTTTGATGACCTTAATAAAACCCATGAAAGACTAGAACTACTTATAGAATGGTATAATGCCTGGACATTAGTGGAGAATAACGTAGCTTTGTTTATACAGTATATGATCTCTAGAAAGAGACAACGTTACTTAGTTCCTAAAGATATGATATTGTTTCTTAAGGATATAGGAGCTAATAGAAATGTGTTTCAGGAGTATGGATGGAAGAATGTGGGTACAATCTTTAAGGGTACAGTGCTATCCTATGGTATAGAATACCTAAAAGAGGAGCTTGATCATGAAACTCTTCCTGATGGATCCATAGTAAAAACTATATATGGAGTGGAACGTATTCCTGATCCTATGCTTTTAAAAGAAATGCAGGCATATAGAGAAGGACTAAACGTGGATAGACTGGTAGCATTCTGTGCTCTTATAGCTTTTGCTAAGGTGCAGCAATCTAATAGGGGCATGGCCAAACGTGTGGAAACCAATAAGGAAAACTTGGTAAATCCCCAAAAAATTAGTAAATTAAATTGGGGAGCATTTAGACATATGGGCAATTCTGGAAAACGTCCTGGATTGTCTTCACCTCCTCGTAATGCTTTTAAAAATATTAGATGAAAGATATACAATATACAACAACTACAACAGGAGCTGTAGTATTTATAAGCATTCTTTACTTATAACTAATTAAGAATCATGCAGATATATAATGCCCTCCAGGTTAAAAAAGGAGCTAAAGTAGAATACAACAAAATGGGAACGCTGATACAGCCGTTCCAATTTGTGTCTGAAAAAGAAAAGGATGATCAGTGGAGAGCATGGAATCTTGACTGGTTAGAATTTCAAGGCATGAAACAACTTAGACGTAATGCTAGACGTCTAATGAAAAACTATAAATTAGCTAAAGGTATTATAGACAAGCAAGATTATATAGTAGAGGAAGACAATGAGATGGCTGATTTAATTGATGTACTCACTAAAGAAGATGTATCAGCATTTGAACTTAAGTTCTATCCTATTATTCCTAATGTAGTTAATGTTCTTACAAATGAATTTTCTAAACGTAGCAGTAAAGTGATGTTTAGAGCTGTTGATGACATGTCATATAATGATATGTTAGAAGAAAAAAGAGCAATGATAGAACAAACTTTGTTAGCTCAAGCTCAACAAAAGCAGTTAGCAAAGATGATAGAGATGGGACTTGATCCTAGTTCAGAAGAAGCTATGCAGGAGATGGATCCAGAAAAATTAAAATCTCTTCCTGAAATTGAAGCATTCTTTAAGAAAGACTATAGATCAATGATTGAAGAATGGGCTTCTCATCAGATGAAAGTGGATGTAGAAAGATTTGGAATGCAAGAACTAGAGGAAAGAGCATTTAGAGATATGCTTATTACAGATAGAGAGTTTTGGCATTTTAGTATGTTAGAAGATGACTATGAAGTGGAACTATGGAACCCTCTACTTACTTTCTATCATAAATCTCCAGATGTACGTTATATTTCTCAAGGTAACTGGGTGGGTAAACTTGATATGATGTCTATATCAGATGTTGTAGACAAGTATGGCTGGATGATGACAGAAGAACAATTAGAAGCTTTGGAAGCTATATATCCTGCTCGTTCAGCAGGGTATGCTATACAAGGATATCAAAATGATGGAACTTATTATGATCCTACAAGATCTCATGAATGGAACACTCAAATGCCTTCTTTGGGCTATAGACAATTTACTAGTCTTTATGATGCCGGAAGTCAATTTGGGGATATTGTACAATGGATTTTATCAGACTCTGAGGACACTCAAGATTTTGGTAAATCATACATGTTACGTGTCTCTACAATCTATTGGAAGAGTCAGAGAAAAGTGGGTCATCTCACTAAGATAACAAACACTGGTGATCTTATAATGGATATAGTGAGTGAGGAATATAAAGTAACAGACAAGCCTGAGTATGACACTTCTATATACAAACAAAAGACCAAAGACAATTTAGTGTTTGGTGAACATATAGATTGGATATGGATTAATGAAGTGTGGGGTGGAGTTAAGATTGGTCCCAACCGTCCAGCTTTCTGGGGTATGAATAACCCTGGAGGTATTAATCCCATCTATCTTGGACTTAATGGTGGTAAGCCAGGACGTACTCCTTTTCAATTTAAAGGAGATAGTACGTTGTATGGTTGTAAACTTCCTGTAGAAGGATGTGTATTTGGAGACAGAAACAGTAGGTCTGTAAGTTTAGTGGATTTAATGAAACCTTTCCAAGTTGGTTATAACATTGTAAATAATCAGATAGCTGATATCTTGGTTGATGAACTTGGTACAGTAATTATGTTTGATCAGAATGCCCTACCACGTCACTCACTAGGAGAAGACTGGGGTAAGAATAATCTGGCCAAAGCTTATGTAGCTATGAAGAACTTCCAGATGCTTCCTTTGGATACTTCTATTACTAATACAGAAAACGCTCTTAATTTTCAGCACTATCAAGTATTAAACCTAGAACAAACTAATCGTTTAATGTCCAGGATTAAATTAGCTGAGTATTTTAAGAATGAAGCATTTGCTGTAATAGGACTCAATCCTCAAAGGATGGGAGCTCAGATATCTCAGCAACAAACGGCTACAGCTGTAGAACAAGCTGCTAATGCTAGTTATGCTCAGACAGAACAATACTTTATACAGCATAGTGATAATCTTATGCCTAGGGTTCATCAGATGAGAACTGACTTAGCTCAGTATTATCATTCTAAAAAACCTAGTTTACGTTTGCAGTATATTACAGGAACTGATGAGAAAGTTAATTTCCAAATGAATGGTACAGATTTACTTCTTAGAGATTTAAATATATTTTGTACCACTAAAACTAACTCTAGAAATATACTAGAACAACTTAAACAATTAGCTCTCAATAATAATACAACTGGTGCAAGCATATATGATTTAGGTAATATTATAAAATCTGAATCTATAGCTGAGCTTTCTAATGTTTTAAAAGCTGCTGAACAGAAAATGCAGGCTCAAAAACAAGCTGAAATGGAGCAACAGCAGCAAATGCAACAAGAACAGATTGCTGCTAGAGAGAAAGAACTTCAGATGGCTCAGCAGTTTAAATCTGAAGAGGCAGATAAAGATAGACAAGCTAGAATTACAGAAGCTCAGATTAGATCTGCTGGATATGGATCTATGGTAGATATTAATAAAAATGAACAATCTGATTATCTTGATGCTCTTAAACATATAGAACAAACTAAGAATTATCAAGAAAGTATGAATTTTAAACGTGAGCAGGAAGTAAATAAGAACATGCAGGCATCACAAAAACAGGGTATAGAGAGAGAAAAGCTACAAACTCAAAAAGAAATAGCTGATAAACAGTTACAGATTGCTAGAGAAAATAAGAATAAATATGATGTAAAAAAGTCTTCTGAAAAGAAGAAATAAAATTATAGCTCTATAATCCGTACATAAGGTAGAAAACTATAAAGTTTTTTAAATTTTTATAGTTTAAATTAGTATATTTTTAATGTAGATAAAAACCAACACATATGACTGATAATCAAACAAATGTACAAACTAATGTACAACAAGTAGATGTAGACATTGATAGTTTATTTGATGGGGCTCCAGGAGCAGACAGTATAGTTACACCTCCTTCTGATGCAGCAACAGAAATTAAACCTAACATCTTCTCTAAGAAAACAACTAATTTAGATTTCTTAGACAAAGAAGAAGAAGATGATTCTACATTTAATTCTAAAAGTAATGATTCTAAATCTGCATCATCAGAAATTAAAGCAGATTTAAAAGACATTTTAGATGACGATGTTAAACCTGAAGATGAAGAAGAAGAGTTTAAACCTTCTAAAGCTGGCAGGCCAAAAACAGAAAAGTCTGGACTTGTAGAGTTTCTAAAAAAACGTATTGAGTCAAAAGAAATGTTTGCTTTTGATGATTATGATGAAACTAAAGAATCTCTTGATGATTATCTTTCTAAATTAGGAGAAAAAGATGTTGAAGAACTTTGGCAAGCTAATGTAGATAATTTAAAAAATGAAGTGGCTGCACAAACTCCTAAAGAGTTTTTTGAATCACTTCCAGAAGAACTTCAATATGCTGCTAAATATGTAGCTGATGGAGGATCAGATCTTAAAGGATTGTTTGCAGCTTTAGCTCAAGTGGAAGCTGTAAGAGAAATGAATCCTGCAGATGAGAATGACCAAGAAGGTATTGTAAGAAATTATTTACAAGCTACTAACTTTGGATCTGCTGATGAGATTGAAGAAGAATTGACTACTTGGAAAGACTTAGGTGTTCTTGAAAAGAAAGCAAAACAGTTTAAACCAAAACTGGATCAAATGCAAGAACAGATTGTTCATGCTCAGCTTCAAGAACAAGAATATAGAAAACAACAGCAAGAAGCAGCAGCTGAAGCTTATATGCAAAATGTGTTTGAAGCTTTAAGACCGGCAGAAATTAATGGTCTTAAACTTGATAAAAAAATACAAGCTCAGTTGTATAGTGGATTGGTACAGCCTCAGTATCCTTCTATATCAGGGCGTCCAACTAATTTGTTAGGACACCTTTTAGAGAAGTATCAGTATGTAGATCCTAACTATCCACTGATTGCTGAAGCTCTTTGGTTACTTTCTGATCCAGAAGGATACAGAGGAGAACTTAAAAAACAAGGTAAGAATGCAGCTGTAGAGCAAACAGTTAGACAATTAAAAACTGAACAGTCTCGTAAGAATGTTTCTACCTATCATGAAGAAGAAGATAATAAACCTAGAAAAATAACTAGACCACAAAATATATTTAAAAGATAATTATTAATTATTAACCCTTAAATTTTAAGCCCTATGGCAACCCCAGTTTTAAATAATGGTATATTCCTTCGTGATAACCATTATCAAGCAAGTTCCCACGTAGATTCTTATCACCTTTCTAACCTTCTGAAATCAGCTGAACCTACAGATTTGGGTCCAGTAGATCTTTGGGCAATGGCACAAAAAGTAGAAATGCCTTTGTATCAAATGTCTAGCTTTGGTGGAAAGAATGTTATTTCTGTAGATAATGCTCGTGGTGAGTACAAATGGCAGATTCCTGTAGCTCAGGATCTTCCTTACATTATTGAAGATATTGAATCAGCTAATGCCACTAAAGGTGTAGATGGTCAGACCTTCAAGATTAAGCTAAACAAGCGTTCTTTTGGTCATGGTGATATTATCACTTATGACAAGTACAATGGTGTTGAAATGTACATTACTGCTGATGATGTTATTCCAGCTGGTGATGGTTTCATCTACACTGTACAATTGGTGAACAATGACAGTACTAAATTCTTGGATAACAAATATCTGAAGTCTGGTACTAAGGTGTTCCGTAAAGGTTCTGCTCGTGGAGAGTATGGTGAGCGTTTCTCAGATATTGGAAATGTTTCAGCTGGTTTCCGTGAGTTCTACAACTACGTAGGTGGTGCTGAAGCTCACGTACACTATTCTATTTCTAGTCGTGCTGACTTGATGATGAAAGGTGGTATGAAAGCTGATGGTACTGTACCAGTAGTTGAAATGTGGAGAAACTTTGACAAAAATCTTGATCCTTCTATCACCAATTTGGAAACAATGGCTGATAAGATGGGTAAAGACTATGTAAAGAAAGCTTATGCTAATGGTCAACTTACTCGTTCTTTCTTGACTACTTTAGAAGCTGCTCACTTGACTAAAATTGCTAATGACATTGAAACCTACTTAATGTGGGGACAAGGTGGACGTATTAAGCAAGATGGTCCAGATGATTTGCGTCTATCTGTAGGTCTTTGGAAGCAGTTGGATAACTCTTACAAGCGTATTTACAACCGTTCTTCTTTTAACTTGGATTTGTTTAAATCTGAAATATTTAACTTCTTCAATGGTAAAGTTGAATTTAAAGGACCAGATCCTCAACGTTCTTTGATTGTACAAACTGGTATGGGTGGTATGAAGCTTATTAATGAAGCAATTAAGAAAGAAGCAGTTAACTCTGGTTTGGTTCTTAATGCTCATGAGCTTGGAGCTGTAACTGGTAAAGGTATGGATTTGAACTTTGGATTTGCTTACACTAGCTACATTATTCCATTCTTGGCTAACGTTAAGTTTGTGTTGAATCCAGCTTTTGATAATGTACACACAAATGACATTGAGAATCCAATCATTGATGGTTTCCCATTAAGTTCATACAATTTCATTATCTTTGATATCACTGATAATACTAATGACAACATCTTCTTGTTGAAATTGTCTTGGGATAATCAATTGAAGTGGTTCTATCAAAATGGTACTATGGATTACATGGGACGTACACAAGGATTCCAGTCTTCTGGTAACTTCAACGGATACCGTGTATTCATGACACAAACTATGCCTGCTATCTGGGTTAAGGATCCAACTAAAGTGTTGAAGATCGTTATGAGAAACCCAGTTACTGGTGGATCATTCTAAATATAACAGTACCTGCTAGCATACCGTAAGATCTGCTAGCAGGTCATTATATATTTTAATCATCATTTAAAATAAACAAAAACATGGCTGGAAATTCAAAAACTCCAAAATCTGTTGCTCCTAAATCAGGCCGTCCAGGTGCATCTACTAAAGGTGTAATGGTTGGTAAGAATGCTGGTAAAGGTGTTGTTTCTTCCACTGCTCAAACTTCTAAGATGACTAAAATGAAGATGGGTGGTTCTATGAAAGGAAAGAAAAAGTAATCCCCTCTAGGAATAGGATTCCTAGATTGCCTATTGTATGCACACCACGCTGATCACGTGAAAGGTTTGCAACCTTTATTAGGTGCTATTATTTAAAATTAAAAAAATATATAAATGAAAAAGTTTAATCCTAAATCCCCAGATTCTTTTTTAGATAAAGGAGCTGATATGTCGTTAGCAAAATTTGGTCATCTTAATGCTATTGTAGATGGTATAAATAAAAAGGGTGTTGTGTCTGGACAAGGAGCAACAACAACTCTTAGAGAAGATCAATCAGATTCTTTAATTCTTTTAGACAGAGCTGCTGGTGAAACTATTACTCTTCCTCCAGCAAAAGTTGGACTTTCTTTTCAATTTGTTGCTACAGTTTCTGTAACAAGTAATGCTTATAAAATTATTACTGCAAATTCATCTACTTTTTTAGTAGGAGCTTATGGTAGTTATGATACTGATACTACATCCACAGCTAATGCTGTACAATTTTTTACAGGAAATGGTAGTACACATGTATCTGTATCTATGAATGGTACAACAACCGGTGGACTTGCTGGAACAAACCTTAAATTTACTTGTATTTCTGCAACACAATGGCTTGTAGAAGGAAGTAATTTAGGAAGTGGTACTGTTGCTACAGCTTTTGCTACGTCTTAATAAGTTGTAAAAATTTACTTACTTAATCGGAATAATTCCGATATTTACTATAAAATAAACCAAAAACCAACCAAAAATGAGTAGTGTAACTATTGTGGAAAAGTATCCACAAAACAAGAAATCTAACATTGCAATTCGTCCTTACTTTGATTCTGCTGTAGATAATATGGGACTTCAGAAATATGGACTAAGTCTTTTTGATGGAGCCTTTCATGAAGAATCAATTGCTTGTTTAGAAATCAATGGTATCAAAAGATATCTTACAGGATTGAATGAGTTTGCTCCAGAAGTTAAAAGTCTTCCTTTAGAAGAACAAGAAGCTAAGGCAAAGCAAATTAGAATAGTAGTAGCTCAGCTTGAAAAAGAATTAGCTGCTAATGTTATTGATTCTGAAGATAAAGATTTTTGGAATAAAGTAAAACTACTCAGACCAGATAATACTGAATTCTGGGATAAGATTAAAATTAGATGTGGAAATGAACCGGTGCATTTAGAGCCTGAAAAAGATCCTTATGATTTGATTAAGCTTTATGCAATTGAAAATGGTGGATTTTCTATAGTGGCTAAATCATTAGAAGAAGCACGTAGAGCATCAGTTCCTCCTAAATTTTATCTTGATAGGCTTGAAGAATCTGCTTCTCTTAATACAGAAGTTAAGAAACTTCGTAATAAAGCTCTTGCAGAACTTCAGAAGTTATTTGATAAGAATCAGAATAAGCTGTTTTATGTTGCTAAGGTACTTGATATAAATGGTGCTCAATATAAAAAATCTACTCCAAATGATATTGTTTACGATAATATGGATAAGTTTATATCTGGGGAACTGGTTGAAAAGAATAAAAAGAAAACTGCTGAAAGATTTTTAGAAGCTGTTAATCTTGACATGGAAACATTAAAGATTAGAGCAATAGCCAAGGATAGTAATTATTATAAGTTTATTGCTACAAAAGCTGACGGGTTTATTTATCACATGTCCTCTACTACTATGATGGGACGT